TATTTCAAGCTACGCCAAGAAAGAAGGTGAAAATATGGCTTTAAAAGACAATGTAAAGCGGCTCCGAGAGCAGATGAACCTTTCCCAACAGCAATTGGCAGAGGCTGTCGGAGTTAACGCAGCAATGATTTCTTATATTGAATCCGGCACAAAGGTCCCCAGTTTGGCGGTAACCATTAGCCTCTCGAAGACACTCGGTTGTTCTATTGATGAGTTAGTTGGTCAGCAATAAATTAAGGAAGGAAATATGTATGAACAATTTGATTCCCATTAATTATGAATCGGACAAACCCACGGTTTCTGCTAGGGAACTGCATCAATTTCTGGAGGTCAAAACCGATTTTCGCCATTGGTTCGACCGCATGACGGAATATGGCTTTACAGAAGGAACGGACTTTCGGACATTTTTGACCGAAAGTAATGGAGGCCGCCCAGCGCAAGATGCTCAGCTTACGATTGACATGGCCAAAGAGCTTTGCATGATTCAGCGCACGGAGCGCGGCAAGCAGGCTCGGCAGTATTTCATCCAGATCGAAAAGGACTGGAACAGCCCAGAAAAAATTCTGGCACGGGCTTTGGAAATCGCCCATAACAATTTGCATAGCCTTGAAGCAAAAATCGAACGGGACAAGCCTAAAGTCCTTTTTGCGGATTCGGTCGCAGCTTCTGGTTCTACGGTGCTGATTGGTGAGCTTGCTAAAATTCTCAAGCAGAATGGCGTTGAAATTGGAGAGCGCCGGCTGTTCGAATGGCTTCGCAAGTGTGGATACTTGATTCGGCGCTCTGGTAGTGATTACAATGCTCCGACACAAAAAGCTATGGAGCTTGGTCTTTTCAAGGTTAAGGAAACCAGCATTACCCACGCGGACGGCCATGTTACAGTGAATCGAACAACCAAGGTAACAGGTAAGGGTCAGCAGTATTTCATCGATAAGTTTCTCTCCGACCATGAAGAAAGCGCATAGGAGGTGTTCTTATGTTTTAAGACATATTTGTGTTGCTTTGCCAAAGCAAAAACGAAAAGCCTACTCCTGTACTAAAAAAGCTCAATTTAAGTCCAGGAAATTTAGAAAAATGGAAAAACGGAGCAACAGTAAACTCTGACATATTGGAAAAAATCGCTATTTACTTCGGCGTTACCACCGATCAGCTGTTGGGCCGTGCTCCGCTCCCAGATGAAAATATAGGGAAGGAGGTAAAATACGTGACAAATGGAAATCATGAGCAACGATATTCGATGAAACATTATATGTGTTCTTGTGGAAAGTCTGAGCATTATGCGGATGCGCTATATTGTGCGAATTGTGGAAAAAAGATAGAGGAAGCCGTGTCATCGACTCCCTCTGCAGAAAATCATTTGTAGGCTTTTCCACATTTGACGCAGAATTTGTCTTCCATACTTCGGCGTGGCGCTCCGCAGTTGGGACATGCGTACAACATTTTCTCTCCGCATTTTGAACAAAATTCTGGCTTTGGGTATGTCTTGGTTTTCTCTGCATGTAAGCCATATCTTTCTGTTCCGTATTTTTCAGAATGATCGCACTTACTGCAGAAAGCAAGTTCTAGCATAAAATCACCTCCCATCTTTTTCCATATTAGCACTTTGGAGATGGACAAGCAACAAGGAGGTGAATTTCTGATTGAGAAAGTATAGGACAATCCGCATCCGGAATAAACATGAAACGAGGTGATTAATATGCTTGCAAAGATTCCGATCGAGGGAAACATAGTCAAAGACTATTACATAGGCAATACGCACATCCTGTTTTCTGATGCCGCCTATATCAACAATACGCCTGAAGATAACCAGCGTGTCCTTGATCAGGCCGCGCGGGCGTCACTGAATATTATCTTGCATAATCAGTCTGATCATCTGTAAGTAATCATATCACACGGAGGTGATTCTTCAATATGCAGAAAGCGACGAAAGCGGCTGGGAATGCGTATTATACCGCACGAATGAGAGCCGCGACATATAATGACCTGTTGAACAGCCGCGAAGGTGCCGCGGAGGTCGTTTGTATCGATCGGACACGCCTGGCAAATATTGAACTCGGTAACATAACTCCACACCCTGAAGAAGTCAACTTGATGGAAAACGCTTACAATGCACCCGAGCTGCCGAATTATTTTTGTTCCGAGCAATGTCCATTGGGCTGCGGCAGGGTGGACAGGCTCCAGCCCCGTAACCTGGAGAGCGCCGCCATGAAAATTGAGCGTGTCACCCGGGACATCGACGAAATTACCCAAGGCATTTCGGACATTGCCGAGGATGGAGTTATCACTGCGGAGGAACGCCCGGTATTTGATGAAAATATTGAAAAGCTCCGGGATGTCAAAAAGTCCATAGAGGAATTGATCTTGATCGCAGAAAAATATACATAAGCAAAATATTTCTGCTTTATTTGTTGAAGTTTTAGGTTCCAAAACGTAAGTAATAAATAGGAGGAAATTTAAAAATGAGATTAAGAAAACAGGCCCTCGGCACCCGCAATATTGCCGGTCCCCGAGTGGAGCAGGCCCGAAAAGATAAGGGCCTCAGACAGAAGGAACTGCTGGCACAACTTCAGGAATACGGTCTGGATATAGGTCCGTCCTCTCTGTCAAAACTGGAAGGTCAGCTCCGGAGCGTTACCGATATTGAGCTGGCGGCCCTGGCCGATATCCTTGATGTTACAGTGGACAGGCTGTTAGGCCGGGAGGAAAGAGATGCTTGAAGGATTTATCACGATTATTCTTGTCGCCAGCGTTCTGGCCGTGGGAATTATGATTGCCGCGGGCTTCTACCGATTGATTGTTTGGCAGGATAGGCGTACATATCTG